TAAAGATTTCTTCATGCTCATTTGCATAGTTTTTATATTCCAGGCCGAATAGTGCATTCAATCCTGGCTCTAGTTCTTTTACTAGTTGTGATCGTGATATAGCCATAATTTATTCTCCTATTCCTTATATGCCTGTTGCGAATGTAAATACATGTTCTTCTTGGTTGAACACAGCGTATGCGTTACAGTTAGCTGAACTTGTATCGCTGTTATCAGGGTCTACTGAAATTCCGACTTGTTTAAGTCCTTCAGCAGTAGTTCCAAATGTAGATGTATCTAGTTCCTGAGTCGATTGACCAGTAATAGTACTTCCACCTGTACCTACAAAAAGTCCTGAAGAAAAGTTCAGGGCTGCTGTGCCTGTGCCATCGTGTTGTGCTTCAAACACAATGGTTGGGTCCATGTATATGGATGCTTTAAGATCCGAAGCATTAGTGCTTGCTGGATAATAAGCGCTCCATGTTGGTTTACTTGTTGTTGGGTCAGTGTAAAACACACCAGCGAAAACACCTGCTTGTTGCACGTCTCCGACTGTTGCTGCTTCAACACCGCCTGCTGTTACTGCTTCAACTACTTGACCAGTATAAATTGCTGTGTCGTAGTTTGCGGCAATATTAGCTTCTTCTGTTCTGATTTGTCCACCTGTAAGGGATCTTACCGGTCTAAAACCAAAAGCTGCGTCTTGATTTGCCATATTTATCTCCTAATGTACCTGCCCCGAAGGGCCTCCAGTACAGTTTTAATTTAATTCGTTGGATTAGGAATCGTTAAAAAATTAACTTTTCTTTGTTCCACCGAAGGTTACACGAGTCTGCCTCTCACTATTGATCGGCATACTTGGGTGCTGATCCTTCAGAAGATCGTTATCAACTGCGTCGTCTTTGTCTTGAGTTATTTTATTAAAATACTCTTCGCGCGATTTAACGAGCTCATTAGATATCCTAGCCAGCAATAGGCCGCCAACTCCGATGACCCCTTTGTATTTTCCTTCACCCAGAACTGGATAATCTTGACCTGGATATTCATCAGCTCTTACAAGCTCGTATCCTGATCTTAGTTTACCGGCCATGTTTTTTGTATCATCAAAACCCATTGACTCGGCTCTTATCCATCTGTGATGGTACCCATCTGGTGCAGGGGGTGCATCTAAAGATGATGGTGGAGTCCAAACAGTTTTTTTCGCTGTATTAGCTCTTGTTTGACTCGCACGGGAAGTTTTTATTTTATCGTTTTGCATATGCTTATGCCTCCTTCGTGATTTTTAGTTGTTTCGCATATTCTTCAAGTGGCACATTCAATTTTTTAGCGATTGCTACCTGAGATGATGTGAGTCTCACGGTGTTGCGACCTGGTTTTACACTTCGCGTCGCTGACGCTACTGTTTGTGTCGGTTTGGTCGAGCCCTCCGATAACTCTTTTCTATCAAATTTATGTGGGAAGTCAAGTCTCATTTGCTTGTCTATCGCAGCATAATATTCGTCTGATTTAGGGTCGTAACCCTGTTCGTCAACTAGTTTTTTATGTAAATCAAACGCTGTATAAGTCATAGCAGAGTCTTTTCCGAACCATTCGTTCTTTTCTGCCCACTCTTCAGCTTTTGGATCTGCTGGTGGAGTTCTAAGAGCTTGATCTAAAGAAGGTGTTTTTACTTCCATTTCTTTTTGATCTGAAAGTTTATTTTTAAGAGTATTAACTCTTACTTCTTCCATTCCAAGTCTAGCTATTTCTTTTTGTGCTTCAACTTCAGCATTTATATCACCTGCTTCTCTAGCTCTTACAAGCGTAGCTTTAGCAGCGTCTAGTCCTGATTTAACTCTATTCTCAACCGCAGTTACATAACTTGGCTCTAGTTTAGCCATTCTAGTTTTCAATTGAGTAAGCTCTACTTGACCACCTCTAGCATAATCTAAAGCGGCTTCTTTTTGTCTTTCCGCTTCACGCCATTTTTTAGTCAGCTTTGCAATTCTCTTTTGAACACTTTCACTACTGGTTTCTCTTCTGTTTTAGTTTCTTGTTTCTCTTCTACTTTTTCTTCAACCTGTTTTTCAGGTTCTACAGTTTCTGTTACTTTTTCTTCTGGTAATTCAACATCAGCACCTGGGCCGGATGTATCTATATCAACTGTTTTTTCTTCTTTGTCTGGCATAGTTTCCTCCTATGATTAAATATTATGAAGTACGGATTCTGGATTATCTATTTTTCCTAAAACCTCGTCGTCATTTAACAAGCGTACTTCACCGCCTTCGATGGGTAGTCTTGATCCTGCGTAACGTGCAAAAATAACCCAATCACCTTTTTTACACCACGGTCCCGTTGGATATTTTTCTTTGTCATAGTAGGCCAACGGTCCTACTTTTAAAACATATCCACAATTAGTTGCGATACGTAATTTTTCTAATGATTCTTGCGCAATTAAAATTCCACCTTTAGTTTTTTCTTTCGGTGTGAAAGGTAAAACTAAAAGTCTCCAACCTGATGGATCAGGCAATTGTTCTTTTTGCTTTTGAATATTTTCTGGATTTAGAGGCTCTCTTTCCTCTGATTTATACTTATCGGTTAAAGCATTCCTAAGTTTTGGAACTTCCTTTTCCGAGGTCGATAACGTTTCCTTTTCCATCTTTTCGCTCCTTCTGTTTTAGCAGGTTAGAGATTTCCTGAAGCGCGTACTGATATGCACGTGCTTGTCCTAACATATACTGATATTTTTCCATATTGTCAACACCACCAGTAATCATGGCATCACCAATTCTTTGAAGATTTTGTTGTAAAACTTTTTGTAATTTAGCAACGACTACTAATGGATCCACTTATACCAAACCTTTATAGTATTTTTTATAGCTTGGATTTGAAACTTTAACTCCACCAAGATCACCTTTAATATATCTTCCAATATATCCACCTTGACTAGCTTTTACTCTTCCACCTTTGTTATACTTTCGCTCCCATTTCTTTGCGATTTCAGGATGGTTAGCATGCATGTATCGTCTTTGTTTTTCTGATTTAAAAGGCATTATTTCTTACCGTTTCTAAATATTTGAGTTCCCTTTATGCCAAAAATACTCGCGCAGACAAGAATCCATAAATTTGTAAACCAGCTCGGCAGTGCCTGGAAATGCTCGAAAAAGACCTTAATCTTCTCCATAGCCGCCGGATCGTCCGACCAGACTCCATATGCGAGCACTAATATGGGCAGTGTGAGAATCGCCAAAACTACCTCGTCCTTGTAGTCGTTTTGACGGGCTTCTAAAAGTTTGCCCTGGTAAGCTTCCTCGCCTCGGGCCATTTTTTCTGCATGGAGATATTGAGCATCTGCCATACGCATTTTTGTTTCTTGACGTTTTTTATAAATATGACTACCAGCGCTCATAGCCATTTTAATTGCTGAAAACCACATACTAGAACCAAGTTACATCTTTTTTATTATATCCAGTAGCAGCTTTACCTTTTTTAAATTTCTGTCTACTTCCAACTGATAGAGGAGATTTTCCTCTAAAACTAGTTTCTGATCTAGGGTCAGTAACAACCTTAGAGTCATCAAATTTAAATGGTTTACCGCCTGTTTTATAATTCCAAGCCATTATGTACTCCTTTTTTTATCTATACCTGTTATAGTACCTTTATTAGCAGATGCATAGAAGATTTTTTCTCCCTTTTTCTTACCATACTGTTTTTTCATTGCTTTTTTAATTTTTTTACCTTTATCGGTTAGAGGCACTATTTCCTCCCTTAGGTTTCATTTTTGCGACCTGTATTCTGTTCGCATTTGCCATTTCTTGCTTCTCAATTGAAGTATCAGCTCTTAATTCTGCTAATTCTTCGTCCTGTTTAAGCTTGTCATCAGTAATATCTCTATTTTGAACTAATTTAGCTTGATCAATTTCTTGTTTCTTCTGCATCTCTTGTTGCTTACGCTCATTCTCCATAGCTCTTAAATCAACTTCTCTAGACTTAAGTTTTAATAGTGGATCATGATCAAACTGAGATGTAATCTTTTTCTCTTCCTTCATAAAGTCTTCAGTCATTTCTGCAATCAATACAGCTTTTCTAGCTTCAACAGTTTGTTGCATTTGCTGCAATTGTTGTTGTGCTTGTGGATTCTGTGCTGCCTGTTGTGAAAGCAGTTGCATTTGTTGAATCTGTTCTCTAAATTCTAATTGAACCTGTTCTGCTGCCATTAGACTTATATGTTCTAAAATATTTTTCTGTAATGAAGCCATAACCATTGGATTATTTCTAACCATGTTTGTTGACATAAAGTTTAAGTGAGCGGTAAC